TTGTTCGCCATGAACTCGATGGAGTACCCACCGATCAGCGTTGTGGTCGTGTTGCGCCGTAGATCTGTATCCCAGGTAGCCATGTCCGCTACCCAACAAACCTGCTGTTCACAAAGGATCTCATATGACTGTCCACCCTTCTGGCGGATAACCGCTTCCGAGGCTATACACGTTGCCGTCAAAGTTGTAGTTAGCGCCAATGTTGTCGCCAATCGATTGCCTAACGCCAATTGCATTGTCTGCCACATAAACCGGGCTCTCCACCTGTCCAGCAGTTGCCGAGACGAGCGCGCTGGCTGCGCTCTTGTTTCCGGAGGCATCGTACAGCACGACCCTGGCATAGTACAGTGTATCTGGCGTGAGCCCGCGGATCTCGAACCGGGTCATCCTGCCGGCGCCTTTGAGATAGGTGCTGTTTGGCGGGCTGCCCGGGTCGGCTGTGTGCACGTAGCATTCGGCATAGGCCCAGTCCTTGACCGGCGGCGCAACGCCGACCGGATCGTCAAAGGTCACGACGATCCCCTCGATGGCGGCTGTGGCTGCGACGTTCGCTGGTGTGGTGACGGTCTTCTGGTCGTTGGCCTGCCCTACACCCAAACGGCTTTCCATGGACAGCCACCGCTTGAAGCCGCCGGCAGGAGTGCCACGGCACTGCAGCACGGTTCGTGCTTTTCTGGCAGAGATCGTGTGCCTGTAGCCGCGCACAGCCAGGGACTGGTCGGAGCTGTAGTGGACATCATTGGCTGTCCATGTGTAAAGGTCACCCAGCTCTACCGGCCAAAAGTAGGGCATCTCGACCGCGTGGTCCGCCGTCGGCTCTTTTAGGTCTGAAAGCCCCGCATTGGCCAATAACGTGGCCTCGGTGCTGGTGTCGATCTGGCTTGTCGGGCCCTCACAGATCTCCATGAAGCGCCTACCATACTTCGTGATCGACGCCCCGTTGCTGACCTCGACCGAAGCCGGCACCCCGCTTGTCGAGTCGTTGTAGGTCACACGCACGACATTCCTGACGTTGGCGCGATTGACTGAGAGCTTGGAGATCTTGTGGTAGTTGCTCTGCGAAAATGTCGCGTCGGCTGAGGACTTGGTGCGATCCGGCAGGTAGAAGACCAAGGCATAGGCGGCAAGCGTCGCCTGCCAGGTGTACCGAACATCATAGCCGATCTGTGCGGCCAGGATCTTGAGCGCCTCCAGCACGTGGATCTTGCGCTGCTCGTAGGCCAAGATGTCCCAGCTCGGTGAGTCGCCGCCATTGAACGGCGTAGCGGCAGAGCCGTTGACGCTGTAAAGCGTCTGCCGGCTGGCCGCCGGGATGACATAGGACGAGCTGGCGCCGTTGCCCGTAGGAATTGAGCGCCCGCTAGGGTTGACCAGCGTGTAGCTCGTGTTGAGCACCAGCGAGTCGATTTCAAAAAACGGCCCCTTGCTCTGCCCTGCGCCATTTGTGTACGCGATGAAATCCCCGACTGCCGCCTCCGACGTATCGGCAGTTGTCACCGTGAGCGTGCCGTTCCACGTCAGGTTTGCAGTGATCGTATCGAGATCCTCGTTATTGTCGTCGAGGATGTCCTGCATCAGGTCCTCGACCTTGGTGTCTGCCGTGCCATCGCCCGGGTAAACAAGCTGGTCCTCGATGAACCAGTCCATAGGCACAGCCGATCCGTCGCGGCAGTTGAGCACGATCGGGTCGGCCTGCCAAGCAATCGCATCGATGTAGCCCTTGAAAACCTCGCTCCAGTCAGCGCTCACAGGCTCCACATCCTGCCCTGGATTCGCCGTCGAGATACGGATCGCCACACCCAGGTCAATCAAAGTAGCGGAGGCGTTGATCTTGCTGTTGTCGTCGAAGGGCACCGTGCTCAGCTGCTCAATTCTGCGCCTGACTTTTATGTCGGCAACCTTTGCCGGGCTGTCTATGTCCTCGCCCCAGGATGCCTCTACAACCCAGTCGTGACCTTCCAGGTCTGTGAGATCCACCCAGGAGCTGTTGTACACCTCCACCTTTAGATGTGTTGACCTGTGCTCCAGCTTGAGCGCACTCAACGCGCCTGCGCTAATCGTGCGCATCAGACGGTCTCCCGCAGCTCGAATTCAAGGCGACGCATCTTGGTGTCCCAAGTGCTTACGTTCATGGCAGGCTGGTAAGGGTTCATCTTGATCTTCGGCACGACCTCGACATAACTCTCGTAGATAAAATCGCCAGTGGCCCGCAGCTTTGGCAACGCTGCCCAGGTCTGCGTTTGAAGCGCAGTGATCATCTCTGAACTCAACGCAGCAGGGAAGAAGATCATCTCATCGACCGCACCGAACCAGGTGTTACTGGTCCCCGTATTGTTCCCTATACCGATCAAATTTATACGGCTCGACGTGAAATCTGGCGCGTACCTGGTTGTAGAGCTGTCTTCCATTACGCCGTCGACCCAAAGCTCAACACCATTGCCACCAGCAACCGGGTCACGCCTGAACACAGCGGCAACATGATGCCAGTCCTGGTCAGTAAAGACTGGATCCTTGGCCAACGAGTACGAGTTGCCGGCATAGTCGTAGCCGCTCAACAGCAGATTGTTGTCGTTCGCGTCGCGCGATATCGCAAACAAATTGCCGCCAGCATAGTTCGCGTACCTGGCACGGATGAGAATCGCAGCAGCCTTGTCAACATCATTCCAGTCGTGCTTGACCCACGCGGCGAACGTGAAGTCCACGAACCCCGCCACAACCGAGTTCGGGATCCGCCAGTCGTTTGCCGCATACGCGGCAGCGGCCCAAGGAGGGATCGCGTGCCCGGCGAAGCTGTCCACCGTGAACACGCCATCCAGATAAAAGTCCTTATCCCCAGCGCTGGCGATGTCGATTTTTGGATTGGCGTTGCCGCCACCAGGGTCAGGCAGAATATCTTGAACCGCGATCCTGTTCCACCTGTCGGCCGTTATCGCTACGTCGTTCCAGCTTTCTGTCGAGGCGTCACCCTTGTAGCGCACCCTGATGGTGTCTGTGTCGTAGCTGAACACGTAGAAAGTGGCGAGGTAGTTGACGTCAAGCGTCATCGTCGTCGGGGTAATAGTGGTGCCTGTGTCAGCGCCGTTCGTCTCAACCTTGATGCAACCGGTGCCACGCCAGGCCAGGTCAGTCTCGCGGCTGACGGTCGAGCCGCCAAGCGCCGCAAACCCGGTGGCGTCATCATTGGTGTCACCGCCTGTGATTACATTGCTCGCCACATCGGGGGTCTGTGCGTCGGAGATGATCGCGGCTCCGTCCGACTTTGCCTCGATCTTGCCGTTCTGGTCATATGCATCATACACGCCAGTGTCATCGTTGTTGACCTCGCCCTCTTTCAGGACGTATCCACCTTCGAGGTTCGTGCTGTTTGCCGGCCCTACCCCCTTGCTGCTCCACTCATCCTTGCTGTCAAAAGTGAAGATCTGGCCCTTGCCTGCCACCAAGGCTGACATCAAGTTGTATTCGGCCTCGGTAAGCACAGTGGTCTTCACGTTCCACACGCGGCGAAAAGCCCGACGATCTGTCAACGGGTTGCCGGCGAACGATTCACTGCGGTCCCCGATCTCCTCTTCTCGCATCCCCATATCCTGCACGGGGATTGTCAGGCCGTTGAGCTTGAGGTGTGCCATAGCTACCTGCCTTGCCCGCTCATTGAGGGGATCATCTGTGCCGGCGCCGTCGCAACTGGCGTGCCGGTCTGCTGAACGTTCTTGATCTCTGCGACCTCCTCCATCTTGGTGATGAACTCTTCAGGATCGCCGACGTTCACGTTCTCGAAGTGCATCTCGTAGACATTCATGCGCGATGTGGCAGCCCCTGCCTGATCCGCAGCCAAACCGCCGATGTTCACACCGCCTCCCGTCAAGGAGGGATCTTGAATCGATTCGAAGCGGCGCAGGAAGACCTTGAAACCCTGTGGCACGTTGTTCAGCTCGTCGTTGACCTTCGCCAAGCTGTCACCCATGCTATCAAGGCCTTCAACAACTACGCCAGCCACCTCCAGGAACCCGGCAAGCACCTGGTCGCTGATATCAAGCGCCTTGGCGATCTCCTGCAAGCGCTCGACAGAGATCGTGCCGCCCATGTTCTTTTTGATATCATCGATAACCTGGTCGATGACCTCTTTGGCGATCACGGTCCCGTTGATGCCCTCTATGACATCCCCCAGCAGAATGCCAATCTGAAGCGTGAATTCCTTGATCGCTTTCTTCAGTTCGCTTTGTGCCTCAGTGTCAACGCCTACCTCGCGCAGCTCTTCTCCGGCAAAGCCTTCATAAGTCTCGGCAAGCTCTTCTTCAGCAGCGGCCAGCGCCTCCTGCATCTTGCCGACGCGACTTTTCGTCATCATGGTCATGCGTTTGTCGTAGGCCTCCGCCGCATCCGCAACCATTTCAGCGCCAAGCTCACCGATCTTCTTTGCAAGGTTTGATAAGGCATGTTCGAAGGTAAAGCTGGACTCGAAGATGAAGCTTGTCAGGCTGCTCAGCGCATCAGCAAACGGCTTGAGCACCTGCCCGGCCGCGCTGACAATATCCCCGACGATCTTATCAATGCTATCCATAATCGACTGGATGTCTTCACTGTACTGCCCCATGAAGTCGATTACACCGAATACCGCCCCCAGTGCACCACCAAGGTTCTTTCCGAAGTCCAACAAAGCATTCGCTGCGGACTTGCCACCAGATATGAAATCTCTGAACATCTCCTTGGCATTTTTCGCCAAACTATAATCCCCAGACGCCAATGATTCTGTTTGCTGGGCGTACTCCGCAAGCAGATCACGTTTTGCACCTTTACCTCTTCCGGCCGGGCCATCACCTAGATCGGGGATGTCCAAGATCTTGCGCTTGACCTCATCTACGCTGATCCCAAGCGCCTCCGCGAGCTTTGCTGCGGCTTCCTTGACCGTATCCAACCCTTCAGCCCACGACTCCTTGACAAACTCCATCGCCTTCGGGGCGGCGTCCCTGAACATCTCTGCGATCTTTGTCGCCGCGTCGCTAGACCCTCCTGAGATCTGCAAAGCTTGCGGGTCCAACCTTCCGAGCTTCACACCTTTCAAGATCCCGTAGGCCGCTAGCTTCTCAAAGGCATCAAGCAGGAAATTGACCGACTTGGCCACTATTGTGTAGAACGTGTTCCATTGACTGATCAAGTGGTTGACGGTCCAGTCCCAGGCCTTTGCGATGTCCGTCAGCAAGATCTTGAAGATGTTTTTGATCAAGCTCCACGCCTCTATGTGAGCGTCGACCAGCCACTTCACCTTCTCCCGCATGCCTAGAAAGTTCTTGTCCCAAGCCTTCCGCAGCATGCCGACGGCCAAAATGGTCCCGGCTATGCCTGCGACAAGAGCTGCCCCTATTGCTACAACAGGCCAGGCAACAGCAGCCATGGCACTAAACCCTGCTATGATAGAAGGCAATAGCAACGCAATCCCACTAAACGCGGCCACCACACCTGCCATCGCTCCTGCAATCGCAATTGAGATCGCCACAAATCTCTTAGCTGCCGGGCTCAGTTGCTGAAACCACTTCAGTATGTCACTGACAACATGCACAACCTTCTCGGCAATTGGCAGCAGCGACTGGCCAAGATCGTTCGACAGATCTTGAAACTGCCCTTGGATCCGTTTGACCATGTTAGCGAAGCTGTCTGCGGTCTTCGCCGCATCGCCTTGCTGGAGCTTCGTCTTCTCCATGATGAACTGGTAGCGCAACGCAACCTTTGACGCCTCATCCATGTCCTTCCAAGATGCCTTGATCCCCTTGCTCAAGGCATAGGCCTCCATGCCAGCCACGGTCATCACCACACCGAACCGGCGCATGGGCTCCGTCGATCCGATAAGGCCTGCCTTCAGCGCAACTAGCGCCTCCTCATCAGCTACATTGTTGAACGAGCCAATGTCTACAGCCAGCTGGGCGATCTTTGTCGACATCCCAGCTGCGGCCTTCTGCGAGCCGATCATCGGCGCTAACATGGCCTGTGTGGTGCCTGCGTAGTCCAACAGGTCTAGCCTCGACCTGCCTACAGCCTCCCCTGTTTTGCGCGCCCAGTCCTCTACGGCAGGGGTGAGCTTCCCGAAAGAAGTTTGGATCACGTTCATCTGCTCGTTGGCGTCTGAGGCCGTCGACACAAACTTGCTAATCGCCAAGCTTGCACCCGCAAAAACCGCTGTGGCTGCCACACCGGCTGCACGAAAACCCTCGGCCAAATTTTGTATTGACCTCTTGGCCGCGTTCATCTGATTTTTGAAGTCAGCGGTGTCTGCGGTCAGCTTCGCGTTTATGGTGCCAAGGGTCTCAGACATGCTTCACCTTCTTTTGGGCGTAGTGCTCCTTGATCTGCTTAGGGCTCATGCCCATCAAGCTCTTGCGGCCGAGCAGCTGCCCGATAGATGGAGGTCGCTTCACCCACGGGGAGATGATGGTGCGCTGTGTCCACGCCAAGAGGTGGCGGTGCAGCTCGATCCTTTTTGAGAAGCCACGCATTGCACAACTCAGCTCATAGAACGTAAGGTCCCAAAACTGGTCCGGCGTCAGCCCTACTTGAAATGCCGTGGCTATCAGCTCGTCCCAGTCCCAGAACCCGTCTCGCTCAAAGGGTCCTCGTCGCTGACCTCCTCTTCCCTTATCTCCGGGTCCTTGCCAGTCATGAAACGCGAAATACAGGTGGACACAGCCCTGGCATAACCTGCTGTCTCATCCATCTGCATCTTTGCGCCAACATCCTCGATTGACAAACCAGAGTGCTTCAACCGCAACATCCTGTAGAGCAGCTGCCTGAGCATGCTAACGCCCATTTCGTCGCGCATGCTCTCTAGCAGCTTGTGTACCGGCTTGCCGTAGTGGTCTTCCAGATCAGCGAACACGTTCATGTTCAGCTTGAGCACATACTCATCGCCACCAATCACAACTGGAGTTTCTGATCGTCTCGGGTTTGCCACAAGTCACCTTCCTGTTATGGCTGCGCCTGGAATGTCGGGGCGCCGGTCGAGCTTGCAGAACCGCTGGATGTTACAGCCCCTTCATTGGGGGAGCTGTCCTCGTAGCTGTCCAGCATGTACTTGCCGATCATCTCGTCCTTTGTCCCAGACCCATCACCCCCTGGACGGTAGCGGAAATAAAGCTGGCTGCCGGCATTGGCGGCGGTTCGGATAATGTCTTGACCCGCATCAGCCTCGTCATAGTTGTGCGTAAAGCTCAACGTGATTTCACCGAACCCTACCAGGTTCTCCTTCCAGCCGCTGGAGTCCCAGTCACTCACGTCGATCTTGCCGCGTGCGTGGCTGAATCCAACCTCTGTTACTCCACCGACATCAGTGTACACCGAGCCCGCAGCGCTGACCGCGAGCTTGCCATCGAATCCTCTTACATCACCCATGACTTGCTCCTTTTGTTAAATGCCAACGCCGTCGGCAGGCATACGTACAACTGCAAATTCCGTGTCTGTGTCGTCGGTCAGGTCCACATGCACAAGACCGCCGGCCTGGTTCCAGATGGTCGGCTTGAATGGACCCGCAATCGCGATCACGTCTTCCCCGTCTGGCGCCATCGACGTGTCACCGGTGCGGCCGAATTGATCCGCTACACTGACCACCGTTGCGGCTTTCGCACCAGCTGAGGTGCTCACCATGATGAGCAGCTCCCTTCCGGTGTTCAGAAAGTACATGTCGTTTGTTGCGTCGCCAGCTGTTCTCGTAACAGCGTTGTCCACACCGCCGTGCGCAGGGAGCGTTTGAATTGGGATGACTGTTCTTGCCATGGCTGTCCTCCTTACTCGATATCGTCAACAGTCGGCGCGTCGCTTGGCGGCAGCACCGGCGTGTTTTCAATTGGAAGAGGTTTTGGCTCGACCGTCGTCGACTCCATCTTTACCAACCCCTCAGGATCCGGCTTCGGTTCGGCAACGTTGTCTTTAGACGCCCTGCGAACCAAGCCTTTGCCGGCATCCTCGGCGAGCCACCTGGCGCCAAGCTCTTCCGGCACTTCGCAGAACGAGTTCGCAGGCCAGCTAATCATCCCACCGTCCGGCTTCTTCTCCGTCTTTCCTTCTTCAAGATAAAGTCGCATAGGTTACTCCTTGAAATGAGCCTCAATGTTTTGTGAAAACTGTGGTCTTCCGTAGTCATCAAACCCGATGAACATCGGTTGCGACTGCAAAAGAACAATATCCAAATAAGATGCGAACGTCCCACTGTGGATTGCATCGTGCAACGTATCCGATACGTTTCTGGCGTTCAGCAAGGCGCCATCAAAGTCGCCCTTGTCGCTGCGGGTCCTTATCTGAAACGAGTAGTGTTTTTGCTGCTCAGTCTCGCCGATAAACCGCTTTGGCGGCGGGCCACCTGTCGGCACAACCCAGCAGCCCTCTACGGGGTCTGGT